TCTTCCATTTTTTGACCAGTTAAATCTACTGGGGCAAGTTGCTCTAAATAAGACAGTTTTAAACCAGACCATCCTTTAACAGCATTTTCAACGTATAATTGTAAGAATAAATCTTCATTAAATTCTTCAGCTGCTTGGCGGTTTTTGAAACTTGTTTTTGTAGACTTCTTACGAATACTCAAAAGAGTTTCACGAGACAAAAAAGCTAAATCAACAACAAAACCAGGAAATCCAGGATATTCAACCTGAACTGATTTAGAGGGCACTAAAAGTGTTTTTAGGGAAAGAGTAGTCATTTTATAATAATAAGTTTAAAAAGAGAGACTGGAGATCAGCCCAGTCTCTATGAAAATGCAGTATCTAATTAAGCTACTGCGTAGTATTTAACTGTCAGCTCGTTAGTACCTTCAAGACTATATGTACCACTTGAATCTGCTTGTGGGTTAATAGTAATTGCGGTTGAAATAACTTGCTCAGAATTAATTGTTGGAATTGTTAACATAGCTGTTGGCATAGCCAAATCAACACGAGTTGTTGCTGATTGTCCACCTAAGCTAAGAGTAATATTGAACTTATTATCAACGTTAGTAGCTGAAGCGGTTAACAGATTAGCTAACAAGGTTGAGGACTCATTAGTTCCTGTTTTCAAGTAGGCAGTTACGTTGCAGCTAATAGCACGAGTACCTGTAAAATAAGTAATTGGCTGATTAACAACGCCTAAGTTAGCAGGTGTCAAATATGTTAAATTATTGTTAATGCTGATACTTCCACCTGTGATTGGTACAGTATATGTAACAGCACTCAAACCACCGTACGCTAAAGAAGCTAAAGACATATAAGATAACTTGTTAGCAATATACTTAGCAGCAGTGTCTTTTTGCTTAGCAGTAGTACCTGTTAATCCACCAGAAAAAGCACCGTTAGCAGAAGCTACGGTAGTTTTTGCCAATGAACGCATTGTAGTACCCTTACCAGCCCACTGGCAAGAAGCAATAGCATCTAAACCGAAATCAATGGTGGCAGAATCAACAGCGCAGTTGTCGATAACATAAGTAACGTCATCAAACAAAATAATCAAACCAAAAGCAAACAGTTGGTGAACATTAGAATTACCAAACGCAACTGTAGATACAGGCGTTAAGCCCACTGTAGCAACCCAACCTGGGTTAGCTCCACCAATATCAGTTTTTCCAGCTAAAGCGTTCCATAATACTGACTCTTCGGCTCCAATAAAGTCGTCAGCGTCAGGACTAGCATTAACTACCGAGCCTTCTTCAAACTTAGGGCGAATATAAGTAGCAAAACTCCAGTCCACCGGATCTAGGCTAGTATTAAAGCTGCGCTGGCCGCGAACTGGGGCTGAGCCTGCTTCATTTAAGGTAATTGTTTCAGTACCTGTGTTTTGTGAAAACGAGAATCCATCCTGAACTTGGAGTTCGAATGTATTTGTGTTTGTGAATCCTGTAGAAGCTACCTTGCTGCTACTATCTAAATTAGTCGTGAAAAATACTCGACTATTACGGATTAAATTTAATGCCATACTCTTTCCTTTATGATTTTTGGAAATATTTTAAGCACTGTTACAAGATATTTATCTGTTGTCGTACTTGCGTAATTCCGAGTTATACCAGTGCGTAGCGCACTTGTAGATTAATTTCACCGACACCATAAGGAGCTAAGAGCCCTTCGTCAGTAGTTATTGACTGAATTAATATTTCAGTTGTTGAAAAGTTATTAGTAGTATCGTATACTAATACACGGTTAGCGTCGATTATATTTTCTAAATCATCTAGTAAGTTTTCAAGCTGTTGTTGTGCTTCGCTTTCGCTGCGAACATACACTTTGACGCTAATATTTAAATATCCCCAGGTGAAATCACTAGGCATATACTCTCTTACTTCTGTTCCTGCGGTAAGATACACACAAGGAAAGTCTTGAACTTCATCCCAAAATTTAAGTTTAGGGTAGCTATTATCAAATAAATTTGTTTTATAGCTGCCTGTTCCGTTAATCTCTTTAAATTTTTCAGCAAGGGCTGTTACAATACTAATTCTTCTTGTCATAATGCGACTGCCCTTAATCTATTAGTTACTACTTGTTCTGCAATATCTCTTATTGACCTAGAGATTAGTAACTTAGGATCTCTACTTTTTGGCATAGATTGTCTTCCGCCTGTACTAAAAGTTGCGTAAGGGTTTTTCATATATGAATAAAAAGCCGTAATCATTCCCTCTCTACTCATAGTCATATTTTCTACTTTAACTGTACTTGCAAATCTACCTGTACGGTAATTTAAAATATTCTTACTACTACCATCACCCATATTTGCACTAATTACATCTTGTAATTGACTATTTATAAGATTAGTAATATTAAGCAAACTTGGTGGAGTTGTAGTCACACCTTTAGGATTATTTACTTTAGTAGATATTTTTCCAGTAGTCTTGACTTTTTTGTTAGAGTTTATTTGCTCTTTTTTAGACTTTCCCTTATGAGGAGAGTGCTTAGCTAAGTTAGCCTTGCCAGTCTTTAGAGTGCTTACTAAAGCTTGCTCAATATCTTGCAGTATAGTATTAGAACCTTCAATATTTCCCATTAGGAAATTATCTCTAAGTTTTTTACTAGCTAGTAATCCTATTTTTCTTCGTAAATCAAAAAATATTTGTTTTTCTTCGTCGGAAAAAGCCTGATTTATAGAAGAAGTATGTATAGTCACAACTACAAACATATCTCCAAGAGCTCGTTCGCCTGAACTTATAACTTCTGGAATTTTATTTTTAAAACTATAATCTATGTCTGCTTGTAAAGAGTATAACTTATTTAAAGCCTCTGTCGCATACTGCAACACGGGACTACCAGTCATTTCGCCGTAATCAATAAGTCCTAGTAGCTTATAAGATAGTGGGGATACTGCTACATTAGAAATTTCGCCAGCAGTAGCAACGTGACCAATATCAATCTTACTAACATATCTGACTTTAAAATCACCTGTTGGAATATTTTTTCTATTTAATATTGGAGTTTCTTCTTTTCGTAATCCAAATATACTATCTACTAACCTAGGATCTTTGGAAACTTTGTTACTTAGGAATTTTCGAATAGGGTCAACGGAGCTACCTATTAATAGTTGTAATTCAGGACCACCATTTATATATACTAAACTAAATCCCTTTTTCTGGAAATACGATCTTGGTACAGCATCGATACTATTATAAACGTTATTAGCACTTTCTCTTACTATAGTTAGTAGAGTATTATGCAAATCTTTAAATTGCTCAACAGTATGATAGTTATTTACTAATAAACTTTTATAACTTATATCAAGTATTGTTGGGCGCTTATCTAAAACGTCTCGTGTATCTTCTTTTAACAGGGCCTTTATTTCTGGGTCTAGACTGTTTATTAGATCGTCTAAAGTTACCTGTTTTGCTGCCATTATGCAAAGTCCGCCATGTATTGGTCTAAAACACGTTTGATTGTAGCGGGAAAATTGCTGGAACTAACATAACTAATTTGTGTAGTATTAGGGTTTAAATCACGGCTACTATGTACGGCACCATTATTTCGTGAGTAGTATTCTACTAAATCTAATACGGCTAGTTTTAAATCTGATGGAACGGTTTCGTATCCTGCAAAATAAACTACTTTATATCCATTGATTTGTTCTGGAAATCCACCAGGATTTAAACTAAGAACGTAATCTTCACGAGGAACCCAATCTGTAAACTTTACAAGATTTGTGTATGTTTTACCATAGTCTGCGCTATAAGCTACGGAATTAACTGTAACTACTGGAGTTTCTTTTAAAATGATCTGTTTAAAGCCACCATCAAATACTTCTATTTTGGCCTCGTCGTAATAATCTACAAAGGTACGACGGCAATATGTTTTTACTAAATCGCTAACTTTGGGTATTAAGAAATCAATTTCTGCATCTGAGTTTGTGCTAGTAATTCCCATGTAAGCTTTGTATTCTGCTTTTGTTACTAAATTTGTTGCCATAAATACCTCGCTTGTTTTATAAAGGCACATAATACCTTTATAAAACAAGACCCCGAAGGGTCTTGTTAACAATTACACTAGCAAATCAGGTTGCTGTGTACTTGTGTGCTGTAACAGCGTTACCTAAGTTAGTAGTAACACGTGTCATACCGGTACGGAGGCTAGCCACCATAACGCGACGCTGTGTTTCAACCAATTCTTGGGTATCAATGCGGAGACCGCGCTGGTTACCAACGATAAAGTTGCCTGGGTTCAAGCAGATAGCGCCAGGAACACCAGTTCCAGGTGTAGCAAACTCTGCAGAGACCAATACTGGGCTACCACCAATTTGACCGATTTGACCAGTCAACAATGTAGCTTGTGTACCAACTTGGTTCATTGTTTGGAAAGTTGTGTCTTCCAGCAATTGGTAGTAAACATCGGTATTAACGATATAAACTACTTCTTGTGGATCCAGACCCCAAGCACCCAAACCTTGACGCAATGTGCGCAATTTAGCAACTGTCAAACCAGCAGCAACTGTGTTACCTGTAGCTGTAGTGTTGGAAGCCCAATTTGACAACCCTTTAACAGGGTCAGAACCAGAACCAGCACCTAACAAGAAGGCCTTGTCAACGGCGCGAGCAACACGACGAACCATACCATCACGGATGATTGGCATCAAAGCCAACAATGCATCTTCTTCTTCTTCGTATGCTGTATACTCGTTTGTAGCAAGTTTATAAGCATTCAAAGTGATTTCTTTGAGAGCGTGTGTAGCAGTGTTACCAGCAGAAGCACCCGCTGCACCAACGCTAGCAGGAACGGCGCCAAAGTCAGCGTTAGTAACCCAAGTTGCAGTACCTGCTTCTGGGTTCACTGGGATTGTCATCACGTTGGTTTGCATAGCAATGTTGCGGAAAATAGGTGCAACAACCAAACGACGACGAACCTCAGACTCAAGATTCAAAGAAACTTCAAGTTCCCATGTAGCTGAAGGCACGTGAGCACCGTATTTTTGTACTAAATCGCGACCAGTTTTTGTGCCTTCCAATGACTTACCAGCCATTTTAGACAATAAAACTGCCTTTTCTTTGTCAGCATAAGACATACCGTCTTTAGCTTCTTGGAAAGACATTTTAGATTTTGTTATTGCTTCGATTTCAGCAGCTTTTTCTTTCAAAGAAGCTTCTAAACCAGCGATAACTGATTTGCTTGACTCTTCAGCTTTTTCCAAACGCTTCTCAACTTCGGCCAACAAGCGCTCAGCACCTGTGTCACCAGTAGAGATAGAAGCAACAGCGGCTTTAACGCGTGCATCTAATTCGGCTTCAGCTTTGTCAGCAGCAGCTTTTTCAGCTAATGCTTTTGCCTGTGTATCGGCGATGGCTTTTGCAGTTTGCTCAGCCGCTTTGCTAGCTGCATCAGCTAACAGTTGTTCTAATTGTTTTGGATCCATTTCCATTTCCTTTTTGACTTCGCTGCTTGCTTCCGTTGAGGATTCTAGCCCTTTAGCTGATTCGCTGTTGGGTGCAAACTGCATTTTGAAAGATTTAAATTCTTCGGCTGTATCAAACGCCTTAGAAAGACTAAATAGTGTATTTTGATTAGCTGGCACTGATACTACTGAAATTTCATGTAGTTCCAATTCCTTTACCACAAACAGCTCTGCAGCTGAGTTGTACTCCGCATCTACGATTCGGAATCCGATACTAAACGCCGTTAAAACGCCGTCTTTTACAAGATTGAACACCTCACTGGCTGCTGAAGAGATTCTGGCTTTAATCCATAATCCTTTGCTGTCAATTCTATGTTCTACCATCCTACCAACTGGTTCGCTATGGTCATGGTAAGCTAGAATTACTGGATTTTTCAAGTAATTCTGAATACCTTTTTCCCAAACGCTTACAGGAACTACATCACCTTGTCTATCAATATCAGTAGTACTTGCGTACCCTTCAATTGTTATCGAAGCTGTTTTTCCGTCGGTGGCAGTACTCTTGATAAATGAACTGTTTAAAAACAGTACTTTACTTTTATCTACCATATTACCCCTTTATTGCTGATTATCTGTGGGCCTACCACCTTTCGACGGATCAGCAGCCGAACCCGCAATGTTGGCGGGTATTCTTATTTCGTCATTACCATCAAGTGGTTCATAACGTAATTCTTTTCTTGCTTCATTAGCTGTAATGATGCCTGCATTGACTAGTGTCGAATGGTAAGCAGCAATATCTTTTAATTCTGGTTGTAGTGCTGACACAGATGCAGTAATTGCTTCAATGTCGTATCCAAAGTATCGTTCTAGGCTTGATGTAAACTTACGAACAACTGGCATTACTGTTTCTAAATAGAATAAGCGTAAATTAGGTGAAATATTTGCGTTATTTCCACCAGCCAACAAAATAGGTGGAATACCTATACATTGCATAATTAGTTCGTTGTGGGTTTTAATCGATAGATCAAAATCCATGTCTTTGAAGTTTTGATTAGATACTTGTGCAGGCTTTAAGCCACTATCCAAAATAACTGGACGCTTGCCGCCTTGTTTAGTTGAATATTTTTGTAACCAGTATTGTATTGTTTTTTCTTTTGCAACTTGTGAAAGCGTGTTTTCACTAGTAAGCACTAATCCAAACACAGCTCCGTTTTCAAAAAAGTTTTCTTGAAACTCTTTCATTGCGTACAGTGTGGCAATAGATCGTTGGGCTGCTTCTAAGCGAGATGCACCACGATAAATTGAATGACTATTCAAGTCACGGAAGTGAAACACTTCTGTTTCTTTAAAATCAACCATACCGTTGTAACGATAGCCGCGAATAAACGTTTTAGTATCAGTTAAAATTTCTACATTTTTTGCGGGTAAGTGATACATAAATACACCATCAAAGTGTATGAATACGTTACCTTCTAAAATTAGGTCTGTAAAAATTGACTGACGAAATTCTTGTGTTGATTGATAAGGGTTAGGGCGGAAGTTTAATAGCGTGTTAAGAGACTTTTGACGAATCCCAGTAACAGTGCCTTCTGCAATCTTATCTTTTACGTCGTAATCAAGTGAGCCAGCTGCATTAACAAGCATACTCACTGAACGATTAACCGACTCTAGTTTCTGGAAAGCTTGTTGATATGTTATCTTGCTTTCTGAACCGATTTGTGTACCAGCTTCTTGAGCGATACGAGTTTGTGCTGGATTAAGTTTTTCAACAATCCAGTCTGTAAATCTTGACATAGTTTTCCCTTAAGTGAACTCTGAGAAAAAACTACCAAAGCTTTGTTTAGGCACAACTTTTTCACCGGAATGTTTAGCACGTTGACTTTCAATCCAATGTGCTTGTTTTGGCTCGCTACCAGGTCGAGGCGCTTTACCATAAACACTGTGTAACGCTACATGATGACGATTACAAAGGGTGTAAACTTGGTCATATAACTCTACTCGATGCTCATCAATAAACTCATCTCTAACAGCAACAATGCCTTCGTCCGTTGAAATATCGTAACCTTTGGCTAAGGCCCATTTATCCAAGAGTATAGTAACTGAATGTAAGTGATGGAGTTCTAAATCGGCATTAGT